GCAGGGGTTCAAGGTGAGTGACGCGGAACTTGAAGCGGTGAAGACCGCCGCGATTGCGAACCCGTTCAACTACGAGACAAGGTACGGCCACAAGTTCCTCCGCGCAAACGCGGTGCGTGACCAGTTCCTCGTGTCGGTTCTCCCCCAGAAGATCGCAGAGATCAAACTGTCGGGAGAGGTGAACGGCAGGGAGCAGGCGCTGTCCGACATGGACAAGGCGGGGCACAGGGAAGTCAAGTCTCTCGGCACCTCACGATTGAGCACCAAGACTCGGGCCATCCAGAAGATGCCCGACCTCAATGACCCGGATGTTATCGCCTCGCTGCCTGATGCAGCGTTGAATGACCCGGATCGCTATTTCCAGAACTTCAAAAAGTAAGGGAACACTCCGATGTATACGATCTTCAGTTTGACGGGTAGGGCCAACCCAAACATCTTGGCCGAGAAGCTGTACCGCCAGCAATGGAAACGGAACAGCTTCGGCCTGTGGATTGCACCCGAGTTCGTGAAGGCAACTCGCGACACGAGCGACGTGGTGGTCCCGGGCGTGGAAGAGGCCGGTGTCAAGTTCGTCGGCTCTCCCATCGAAGTCTTCAAGCAGTTCGTGACCGAAGGAAAGACGACACTGGACATCCCGGTGCGTGTTCGTCTGACCGGAAACCCGGTCTTCGGCAACAAGGTTCTGAAGGGAACCGAAGAGAGCGGCAAGCTGGTCTTCCGTACAGTGACGATCAACCTGACGCGAAAAGCGTACATGAAGCCGTCACTGGTCTCGGCTCAGATCACTCTTCCGTACCTGGAAAACCTCATGCTGGAAGCGTCGGAATACCTGACGCAATGGTTCAACGATTACCACCCGGGTAACTTCATCTGCGCGTTCTGCGCGGGATATTCCATTGACCTTCTGAACGCAACGCTGGCCGGTGGACGTGGGAAGGCAATCGTCTCGCACCCCAATCTGTACGTGCTGGGTGCCGGGAAGGTCACATACGCTGGTGGCTTGCCGGGAACGGCTGGCTACGAAACAGCGGTGCAGACTGCGGTCGATGCAGCCTCCAGTGCCACGACCAACGCTGTCACGGTCAAGTCCATTAAGGGTCTCGTTGCGCTCGCGCAACGGGCGAAGATTCAGCCTCTCGTGATGAAGGCCGGGTTCCGGCGCTTCGCGATCTGGTTGGATGACGCTCAGTGGGCGCAGCTCCAGGAAGATACGGACTTTAAGGACTGGTACCGCAGGCTTCCCACGGAACTCGACCAACATCCGTTGGCGACGGGTGCTCGTGCCGATATCGCTGGCGCGATCATCTATGTGGACCAGAACCTGCCGCACTGCGTGACGAACACCAACTACGAAGCTGGCTACCAGCAACCGCCTGCCTCGACCGTGTGGTACTGGCCGCAGCCGACCGCCGCAGAGTACGCGGCTGGCTACGTGGTTGGTAACATGATCGAACGGCGCTCGAACCAGGACAGAAAGATTGGCTTCCTTATCGGCCAGTCCTGTATGTCGGTGGGTGTCGGTGTGCCGGTCTCCGGTGGGAAGAAGGGTCCGTCAATGCAGTTTGTCGAGCAGTTCGACGACTACGGCGCAATCTCTGGAATCGGGATCGCGACCGTTCAGTCCGTCGTTCGGAATGACATCTTCGACTACGATGGTGTCATTCCCGGCTTGACCGCTGGCGACTTCTACGAGAACACGAGTTCGCTCGCGTTCATCTCGAACTCCCCGGATGATGTCTCAATCTGAGGCATCTAAGATGTGAGGTGTCCCGGGGTTGCCCACACGCCCCGGGAGGCCATTCAAGTCGAGTGGGAAACACATTTCATTGGAGATTCAAAGTGAACTACCTTCAGCAGCTCGTCGGTACCGTCGCCCCAAGCGATCCTACCGAATTTGGGTACCCTGCCGGAGCAAGCGTGTTTCAGCTTGGCAACGAGGCTGGCAAGTTTCACGTCATTTTCGGCGATGTTGCCGATACGATGACGAGCGCTGGACTCGACAGTCTGTACGCGAACGCTCCGAACGGCTCACTCTACATCTGCATGGACGGTGCCACGACCAAGAAGATCGCCATAAAGTTCGGCAATGTCGGACTGAAGGACGGTAGCTTCCTGTTCAGCGCCGCACTTGCGTCGGTGTAAGTAAGGTTATACCTTTCTACTCGGGGACCACGGCTTCAAATGAGGGGTCCGTGGTCCCCGTTTATTTGTCACTTTCCATAATTTGGAAAACACAGAAAAGAGGAAAAAGTGTACATCACGCTCACGCAACACTTTAAGGGCAAGACCCCTATCGACATCGGTGGGTTCGTTATTAGCTCGCGTGGTCCGGTACTGGTGTCCGACGATCTCGGCAAGCGCATCCTGCCGAAGAATTTCCCGTTCGTGGTTCCGTGTGACAAGGACGGAAAGTATCTTGTGTCTGTTCCGGCCATGAAGGTTGCTCCCCCTCCACCCAAGCAGGTGATCGAGCCGATTGCGAGTCTCCTGGGCGATGAGCCGGAAGAGAAGAACATCGAAGAGGACGAGCAGCCGGTGATTGAGACAGTTGACAGCGGAAAGAAGAAAGGCAAGAAGTAATGTTGACGCCAACGGTTACACTCAGCACAACGCCAAACCCATCCGTCTATGGGTCGCCCGTTGTCTTTAAGGCGACCGTTACGGGTTCGGGACCGATCCCCACGGGTGCCGTACAGTTTGTGATGGACGGCGTGAACCTGGGGATACCCTGTGTCCTCGATGGGTCCGGCGTAGGCTCTATGTCTTCGGCGAGCCTACCGGTGGGCGCCCGTATCATCGAGGGCTACTATGTAGGGGACCTCATTTACAATCCCGCATCGGGTATTCTCGCTGGGGGACAGAATGTGTCCGCTATTGCATCCGTTGGACGCATCAACCGAAACCTCCGGTGGGTGAAGAGGCAATGTGACCTGGCCGGACACACCGATATTCTGGAGGAGGAGATTCTGGATGCCCTTTCCTCTGCCGAGCTGGAGATATGCGAGCGCTCGGGGAGCGTGAAGCAGACCGATCTCATTACATTCGACCTTGTTCCCCCGCACGACACGGGGGTCTACGCGCTCCCTTCAGGCTCTGATCGTATCATCTACATCGCCTACCCGCCGAATTGGGAACGGCCCATGATCCTGACGAACGATCCAATGGTATTCGACAATATCAAGAAGGGGAACGTCGGGGGCAACACGCCACTCGTTGTCCTGGTCTGGAAGGAGGAGCTTACCTTCTGGCCGATCCCGACTACGGGCGAGACGATCACGGTCTACTCATACCGGACACCTACGGATGCTGAGGTTCAGGTGGAGGGCGTCGGCGATCCGATTCTCTCGCGACATTGGGACCCCAGCCTGCGCTACATGGCGCTGGCGACACTCCTGGCTGGGGATTGGGTACAGAGAGCGGACACGGAGTATAACCATGAGGCCCATCACCATATCCAGGAAAGTTCAGCCCCAATTCTCTTGGATCACAGCAGTAATAGATTGGGATTTTAATGGCCTACTCGACAAGGTTTGGTGCGAACATTCTGACTGCCGCCCAACGGCTGCACGACAACAGGACCGTCGCCGAATCCTCAGGTGACGGTGCCTCGCGATACACGAGCGATCTTCTGAGACGCTACCAGAACACCGCGATCAAGGACATCATCCGAGACCTGTACACTCAGTATCACGATCAGGTTGACAAGGTGATCCCGGAGATGGTGAGCGAGAGCACCGACATCGCGCTCGTCTCGGGGCTGGGGACACTTCAGGCTGGGACATGGATCGTCCTGGAGGCGGCCAAGAGCGACTACACGCTCTACTATAATAAGATCGACCGGAACCCCATGAAGATCAAGACGGCCCGGGACCCGATGCTCACCCCCAGCGCCCTGCATCCGGTCTTCTACCAGATCGGCCTAACGATTCAGGTGCTGCCGACAACCGTCACGGGACCGGCCCATACGTGGGCGCTTATGATCCCGGTTGACACCGCCCTTGACGCCTCGGGAGAGGTTGCGCTTGCCTCAGTGTGGGACAGTGAGATCGTCAAGCGCATGGTTGACTACGGCATCCAGGATGCAAAAACAAGTATCGCGGTATAACGGCAAAAGACCACAAACTTAATTTAAGGAAATACCAACGTGCTCAACTTCTTGACCTTCCGCCAGCTCGACACCGCCCTACTTCACAAAGCGGGTCTGAATGAGAATGATGTGATCCCGACCCTTCGGATCGTGATGATAAACGACAAGCTGATGAAGCTGTATCGGCTTCTCGACGGACTGAATGATCCGTGGTTCCACAAGACCACGACGCTGGCTGCGGCTGCGGACGTGGAGATTCTCACCGACGCGCAGGTTACATCCTTCACCTCCGGTACCCTGACGCTTGTCCGTGCTGCGGGGACCTGGAGGCTGGGACAACTTCTCTCAATTTCGATATTCTCTGGAGCGGGTGCCCATATTGCGGACTTCCTGGCTCGCGTAGCTTCGGGACAGGGGACCGCGACAGCAGTCTTGACGGTGATCGCGGGGACACCCGTGACGCTTGGTGCAAACAAGATCACGGTCGTCTCTCCGTTTGGCTGTACAGCCTCGGCGCTCGACCTCTCGGCGATGTACGTGAAGGACATCCTGAAAATCTACGACAACTCCTACACGGGCGGGAAGGTGAGACTCTTCACTCCGATCAAGGACCCGATGATCTTTGCGGTGCTGCACCGCGATCCATTCTTCGACAACAGGATCGCGTACTTCCATCTCGGCAATACCATCGACCTCTACATTGGGCCGTCCGCTACGGCGCTCGGGACAATTCAGTTCGAGTATCGCGGCAAGCCGCAACTGTGCGCCGACTTCGACACGGACGTTGTGATCGACATACCGCCTGAAGACAATCAGATTCTGATGGACGAGGTTCTGAGTGAATACCTCCAGGCCGCTGGCAAAGAAACCCCTCCCGATGTGCAGGCGCGGAACATGGAATTTCAGAAGCGGTATGATGCGGCACAGGCGGACCTCTCGAAAACGATGGGGACGGTTTCAGGACATCGGAGTAACTGATGGCCAGAACCCCAGAGGGAAGAGAGCGGCGACGGATCGCTGCTCGACGACGGTACCACGAGAATCTTGAGAAGTCAAGGACATATTCCCGGGAGTATCAGCGTCAACATAAGAGGGTGCGTCCCCCTGGAGCAAGGAGGGCGGAATATCTCCGGAAGAAGGGGCAATACCAGAACAGGTTTCTTCTTCGGCGCTACGGGATCACCCTGGATCAAAGAAACCAGATGTTCGCCAATCAAGGCGGAAGATGCGCTGCGTGTGGCTGCGTGATGACTCTTACTGAGGGGAACATCAAGACAGCCGCCCATATCGACCATGACCATTCGACCGGGTGCGTAAGAGCGCTCCTGTGCGCCCGGTGTAATATAGTGCTTGGTCAATGTCGGGAAAGTATCGAAATCCTTTTGTCCCTCGTGGAGTACGTGAGATCGCACTGCTCGCTATAAAGAATTTCTTGGGTCTGCGGACAGGAGTGTCCGAGCCCGAGGTAGGTGCCTCGATTGTCGCGAACAATTTCAGACGCAATAGAGTTCGAGGCCAGCTTGAGCTGGCTGACGGTTACAAGACCAATCTGACTATTGTCCCGACGACCTACGGGATAACCTCGCTCGTTCCCGTATCCTTCAAGAGCTTCTACGTGGCGGACCAGGGTGGCCGCGTCATCACCGCTGCGCTCTGCACCTACACAAAGACCGCCCTCGGCTATGGCTTGCCCGCTTCCGTAAACACCTCCGGCATCTTCATCCGTCCCTACTACAACGGCGCTGCCTGGGTTGACGACTGGCAGGAGGTTACAGAATTTCAAGTTGTCAAGTACGCGAGCGCAACCGGACACATCATCACCCTCAGCAACTCTCCCGCGCTTCCTGGATGGGCTGCCGACTACTTCAAGGGCTGGGTGATCTTTCATGGCTCAATCCCAACAGTTCCCGGAGTGCAGACCGGGTTTCGCGTCAATTCGTCAAGTGGCGCAACGCTCACCTTCGAGGGATCGGACACAGACCTCTCGGGCTGGGCCGGGGGCGACCTTCTCTATCTCTGCCGGAGCAACTTCGGCATCCAATTCCCCGCCACACTGAACGCTCAGTTCCGTGGCATCCTCGATGAACTCCGCCTGAACACCGGCAACACAGCGTCCGACCTGGACGCTGCCGTATTCTATCGAGACAAGACCTTCTTCCAGGGCGTCTCTATTCCCCTCAAGGGTACCTTCGGGGAGTACGGACAGCTCAATGTCCCCGCCCTCTCGCACAAGCTCGCAAACGCACAGCACATCTTCGGAGCGGTTGACGCGGACGGGAACTCGACCGGCCTTCCCGCTGGCACCTACACGCTGAAGACAACCGTCAAGATGGACGATGGGCAAGAGACCGGAGGGTTCGATCCACTGATCGGTGGCTTCTCCGAATCTATTGTTCCGGCGATTACCGGATCGGCCTTCCTGCCTCCCTACGGTCCCGCGTTGGCGACCGATGGTACCTTCCTCTACTGTCTGGGACAGTACAGTATCGCCAACGGGGGACCGCAGGCGATCTACAAGATCGACAAGGATACCCTGACAGTTCTCGCAACGTACGTCGTGCCCCCCAATGCCGGTCTTCCGATATATTTCATCGCGGTGGGATGCTACAACGGCTTTGTTTATGGTATCGCCGAACAGATCAATGCGCTCGGAGGCTATGGCTACCCTCAGTACCAGACCATCATCAAATTATCCACCAACCTGGAACAGCTCGCCTTTTCGGGAAGTGTTATCGCAGATCAGACGGTGGGAACGACGCAGTACCTCCTGACGCGCCAGTGTCGTTTTATTGGTGGACAGTTCTACGACATCTTCTACGCCAACCAGCCGTTCAGCACGGTAGGATGGTACTACCATGTGATCGACCTTCCCTCGATGACCCTTCCGGGTCCGGGATGTTTTATAACCCCGCAGAGTATCGGAACCCCAAACTTCCAGGTGATCGGCTACTCCATCACAGAGATATTTGTCGCGGACGAATCAAACGCCGCGAGCGCCTACATTCATCACATCACCAAGTCAACCCAGGTTGACGGAGGAGCTGTCCTCGTGGCCGCCTCCGGTGGGCACCCCATCGTAGGTTGTACCTATGGTGGGGATATCTACGTGGGATTCTCCAATCTAATTTACAAGGTGAACGTCGGTACCTACGTTCCAACGCTTTGGGTAACACTCGCCGGGGGATCGGTGCTCCAGGGTGAGATGATAAACGATGGGACCTATCTCTTCTGCACGGACGCTACACACATCTACTCTATTCTTCTGGCGAGCGGGACAGTCACGGCCTCGTATGTTCCCGCCGTGGGAACAGGGAGCAGGATGGTGTTCACCGGCTCCATCATCTATACTCTCGGGTCGCCAACTGACACCTTGCTCCGAAGCTACGAGTTCTACCCAGCGGCAAGCAGTTTCGTCTCGTTGGGGCACTCGATTATACAGTACGATCTTCTGATCTCATGTGGTCTCGTGCCCAGGCGAGCCGCATCGGTCTGTGTTTATATCAGCAAGGATGCGGGAGAGTATTACCTTGTGAAGGAACACTCGATTCTCCTCACCGGAGAGACGTTCGGAGCCTCCTCGACGTACAACGCAACCATGCAGCATCGCTACTTCACTGCCGCCGCTCTTCAGATCACAGCCGCAGACTACACCGACGCCTCCACGCTCGCGCTCGACACTCTCGGTCGAACGATTGGAGACATGGGGGTCAACAGGTACACCTACGCGCTGACGGCAAACAAGCACACCTACGCCATTGGCGTAGAGATTGCTGGGGCACTTCAGGCGAGTCGAATATATTCGTCCCCCCTGAGTGACCAAGCTGTCCCGATGTACGACGTGCTTCCGAACGACGAATCGACGATCCTGGATGTGGAGTACAACGACGGAGATTATGCGCTCGCCCTCGGTGGAGTCTCGGATCGCATCCTGGTCCTGAAAAGCCGGTCCCTCGTCATGCTCACCCCGCAGGCCGATGGATCGTACTCGCGAGACCTTGTCGCCACGGGAATAGGAATCTGCGCCATCAACTCTCTCGTCTCTTCTGATGAGGCGCTGTACTGGCTGGATCACTCTGGCGTGTGGCAGTTCACTACGGGCGGACTGAAGAAGATGTCCGCTGCCATCGACAACGACCTGTTCCAGTTCTCGGACGATCAGCGCATCGCGGCCCAGGGATGTGTGGACCCGAAGAACACTCAGTACCGACTTCTGATCGGCGGCTACGTTTACATCTGCGACCTTGCGGACGGCGAATGGATGGTGGAGGACGGCTCTTCCCAGGTTTGGTTCGACGGTGACATGGGCTTCGGCGCTCGCTCCGGTGGCGTTGCAGGGGATGCAATCTCCTCGCGCAGATTCGTACAGCTCGTTGGCGTGAACCTTCAGACTCCAGCGGAGCAGACGTTTGTCGGTACAGCCTCATGGGAATCGACCAAGATCGAGCTTCAACTGGAGCGCGGGTACGACGGACTCGTCTCCGCACTCTACATTGACTACGATATGCTGGGGACCAAGCCTACGGTGACGCTCTCGCTGCTGTTGGATGAGAACCCGACACCGGCGAAGGTCTACACGCTGCCAGCGGGGAAGTACGAGGTCACGGTTCCTGCTCCATTGGCTGCGCGGTGCAAGACGTTCAGACTGAGGTTAGACGCTGCCGCCGTCGCGGGTCAATCGTTCCGGGTGCGAAGGATGGGGGCGTACTTCAACCAGTTCCCCGTGGGTGGAGATCAGCAGTTTATCGGGAACGGAAATCGATTCGCCTACAACATACCCACGGCTGCGGAAGGCGACTGCGGGGGTATCTCTGCCCCGAAAGTCTGGACCACAGGAAAGGAATTGACGATTGAATGTTGGTATCGCCTCAACCACACTGTCGCGAACTTCTATAACTTTATCGTCGGGATGGAGAATGGGTTCACGTTCGTCATCGCCTCCGACACGGGAACGATCTGGTGGTGCCAGCCAGGGACAAACTTCTACCCGTCCGGCTTCTATGATACGGGTGTCGCTGTGGTGGTGGGTGAGATACATCACTATGCGTTTGTGATCGACTCCGCCGACGTGACTGGCTATGCTCTAACAATATATCGCGATGGACAGGTGGTATACGGCAGAACGTATACCCTCGGCAATGCCTCGAACATTGTGGCGGCTTCTCCGCTTGACGTGGGCCGGGGTCCCGGTCTCCAGGTGTGGGCGCCTCCGCATTATGCCGGAGGGGGCGTATCCTCTCCCGCGCTCTCCGATTACGATGAGGTGAGGGTCTGGAGTATCGCCAGAAGCCAGAAGCAGATTCAGGCGTACATGGGTCTCTCGCTCGTGCGCCCACAGCCCAACCTGGTAGCGTGCTGGGGGTTCGACAATTTTGTCTTGACCGGGACCGCAAACATTATAGACTCGGTAAACAACGCGACACCGCTCTTGAACGACGGTACACCTATAACCGGAATCCTCGGTAGCTCGGCAGGACTCTTCTAATGATCCGAAGGCTTCAGACATTTTCATCGACGGTTCGGTCCTCGAATCCCGACATCATCGCAACTCTCGCTGCCGTTCAGCGAGAGTTCGACAATGTCTACAAAAATCTGGACCAGTCCGAGATTTCCGTTGACGCTTCCTCCGGTCTCACGATGAAGGACTCGGTGATCGGCGCGAAGACGGCCAGCGGATCGCAGACGGGTATGCTCTCCGCTGCCGACTGGAGCCGGTTCGATAGGGTAGCCTCCGCTCAACCAAGTCCGGTCACGGCACAGGATATCGTGAATTGGGACTCGACCTTCAACCTTGTTGCCGCAGGTCTTCTTCACTGGAACTCGGCCTACGCCCACTCCATCGACGTGACGGGGAATGTCCACGGGGCCACGAGCGCCGATACCGCCAACATGATCGTAAGGCGGGGTGCCGCAGGCGAGATCGCGGTGGGTGCGATCACAACGAGTGGGAATTTGAACTTCGTAGCAGACAATACCTACAACATCGGCTATCCGACCGGCAGGCCCCAGGACATCTTCATCTACCGCAACATTCATTGGGGGTACGACCCATCGCTTCCGTTTGTGAACTCCCTGGGTGGAGCCGGAAACGGGGCGATCTATTCTCCTGGTACAGATAGAACCCAATCGTCGTTCTACGTGACTGACACATTTGAACCCACTGTTCCGCACTCACTGTTCAAGGTCCACCGCACGGGTCCCGTTACATACGATCCCGCCGACAATCTCAACGCGACGATTGCATATATGGACGTGGACGCCTCGCGAGCGTCTCAGGCGAACCAGGTGAGCGGTGCGTGGCTCTTTGTGAACGTGGGAATACCAACTGGATCGAATACACCCAACGAGGCGTATGGGGTTGGGGGTAACGTGTTTATGCAAGCAACGGGGACACTGGCGCTTGCCGAGGGCGGCCTGTTCGGTGTCGCGATCAACGGGGGTAACGGCTCGACCGTCATCACCTCTGCGCGTGATGCTACGTTCAAGGCGATTACCAAGAGCGTCGGAACGATCACGAACGCCTATGGCGCATACTTCGAGGATCAGACCGTGGCGGGTACGGAGAACGCCGCGATCCGGTTCCAGACGACCGGGATGATGAGCTGGAACAACGACGTGTGGCTCTCGCGCATCAACGTCGGCAAGCTGTATCTGAATGGTACTCTCACGCTCGGCGCCCTCTCGGGGGTTCTCAAGGCTTCGACCGGGCTGATCGGTGGGAACGCGGTCCTCAACGATCTCTCTGACCTGAACGCTGGAGCACCCGCTGGAGGTAACGTCCTCTCTTGGGATGCCGGTACCTCGAAGTGGGTGCCCATCGCTCCCGCAGGCGGGTCATCTGTCTGGACTGATGACGGCACGAACATCTATCCCAACAACTTGTCGCGAAAGGTCGGCATCGGGACGACGACACCATCACAACTTGTTGATATTACAGGAGGGTCAATAAAATTAGATGTAACCACTCATTCAAGTCTGGCCGGGATAATCTACAAAGGTTCAGACCCATTTATTAGCGATTTCAACTACGGAAATAACGGAACCGTTACAACAGCCGGGTATAACATTTTTGTTGGCGTTGGTGCTGGCAATCTAACGATGGGTGCAACAGCAACCGTTGGATATCAATCAAGTTACAATCTCGCAATTGGGCCGTATGCTCTTCACTCCAACACTACCGGGGGGAGCAATCTCGCATTTGGGGTGGCTGCTCTTTACTCCAACACTACCGGGGATGACAATCTCGCATTTGGGGTGTATGCTCTTTACTCCAACACTACCGGGGGGAGCAATCTCGCATTTGGGCCGTTTGCTCTTAACTCCAACACTACCGGGTATTACAATCTCGCATTTGGGGTGGAGGCTCTTTACTCCAACACTACCGGGGGGAGCAATCTCGCAATTGGGCCGTATGCTCTTCACTCCAACACTACCGGGGGGAGCAATCTCGCATTTGGGGTGGGTGCTCTTCAGTCCAACACTACCGGGGGGAGCAATCTCGCATTTGGGGTGGATGCTCTTCAGTCCAACACTACCGGGGGGAGCAATCTCGCATTTGGGGTGGATGCTGGTCACTATATTACGGATGGCGCGACTCCTAATCTCACGCCCGACAACAGCATATACCTCGGGAACGGAACAAGAGCTTCCGCTGACGGAGAAACGGATGAAGTAGTTATCGGGTCTAATGCTATCGGGAACGGCAGTCATTCTATCACATTGGGGCATACAAGCATTACGAAAACTATACTACGTGGCAACGTCGGCATCGGGATTACAACACCCACAGCCCGACTTCACCTCGCCGCAGGTGTCGCCACGGCTTTCGGTGCTCCCTTCAAGCTGACCTCCGGTGTGAACCTCACCTCCCCTGAAGATGGCGCCCTTGAGTACGACGGGTCATACCTGTACTTTACCATTGGATCAACACGCAGCGCACTCGTTGAGAATACTGCCCTCTCAACGTGGGCAGGTACCACCAACATCACGACGATTGGAACGCAGACACACAACCTTCTCTTCACTGATGCGACCTACGACATTGGTGCCAATGGTGCAACGCGGCCCCAGGACCTCTTCCTCTCGCGAAACATCACTATTGGCGGTGTGATGTCCGCATACGACACCATCGTCCCCTCGGGAAACGGTGGCCTCGGAGTGTTGGGGATGGTGGTACCCGTCTACTATTACGCGGTTGCGAATACGGGTGCCGTGGCACAGTTCAATGTTCCCTCTACCAATGTGGCGGGGATGTATCGGATAAGTATGTACCTGCTTACAAGCACCGCTGGAACTGGCACACTTACTGTCACCTGGGGGTGGACCGATCAGCGGGGTGCCAGGACAGTGACCACCGATACCCTCCTCTTGACTGCCGGTACCTATGCGAACTACGTCCACGTCTTTGCTGCGGGGTATTCCTCAACCTATCTGACCTGCACGGTGTCATACACCCTAACCGGAACCGCCGACGTGTCCTTTATCTGCGAGAGACTGGCCTGAAATTTCCCCGTTGATTTCAAGCGGGGGATGGGCGATATTACATACACCACAATAGAGGAGAACGATGATGAAGGTTACACTGAAGGAACTCAACAAAATCAAGGGAAGTGTTGCCAAACTGGTTACGGCACAGGGCCTCCCGGGTCGCGTTTGCCACAAGGCTATTTCCTTCACCAAGAAAGTAACGTCCGAAATCGAGGCAATGGAAGAGGTGCGCCTGAAGCTGGTGAAGCAATACGCTGCACCACGCGCCGAGAACGAGCTGTTGCACGTTTCCGACGAAAACCTCGACCAGTTCAACGCTGACTTCGGTGAGGTGCTGAAGGAAGAGGTGGAGATTCCCGACATCAAGATCGCTCTGGCTGATCTCGAAAAGGCCGATCTTACGATGCAGGACCACGCGGCTCTTGACTTTATGATCGACGATTCAATCAAGTGAGGTAGCGATGGCACTCCAGGATGATCTCACCCAGCAGCAGTCTATTCTCAGTGGACTCATGGGCCAACAGTCCCAATTCAGCGGCGTCAACGATGCGGGTACGCTGAAGGCGAAATACGGGATACAGGACGTTGGCTCAACCTATGCGCCGCTGTTCAAGATGCTGGCGCAGAACAACGCCAAGAATATGCGCGGGGCACAACTTCGCGCTGGCAGAAGTGCGTCTCCCGGGGAAACCTTCTCGGACACGCAGAGAAATAACGAGCAGGGCTTCCAGGGCCTCCTCGGGAACGAGGGTGAAGCGAAGGTCAATCAGGGGAACTCTATCGCGCAGATGTTGCAACAGTCTCTTGGAGCGCAGGATGCGTTCAACTCGAACAAGTATGCTCAGGGCGGTAACATGGCCAACAACATCTTTGGGAACCAACTCAAGAGCAATGAGTGGGACCTCCAGAGCAGGGGACCAAACTTCGGGGACATCTTCGGAACGGTGTTGGGTGCAGCCTCCAATCCTCTGGCATCACTTCTCGGCCCACACCCGAAATAAGGAGTAGTCATGGGAATGTCTTGGCGGTCTCTCGAATTACTTCGCAACAATCTCGGTGAGGTTGGTAGCGGCGTCACGAACTACCTGAAGAATGTTCAGGAGGAAAGGGACCGGCAGGCCGATCTCGATGCGCTGAAGCAGTTCGCGCAGACGCCGGAGGGCCAGCGGATCAGCCCGGGCCTCATGTCTCTTGCCGGTACACGTTCAGGGCAGAGAGTTCTTCCGCAGCTTCAGGGCGTGATGGGGATGCAGAGAGAAATGGCGCCGGAGACGAAGTACGAGCAACCCGGGACAGTTCCAGTAACAAGGAATCCGATCTCTGGCGAATCCACGGTGGGACAACCAGTGGGGGGCAGCCGGATACTCTCCCCTGCGGAGCAACAGAAGCAGGACTACCTTGACGCGCAACTGAAGTCCCAAACCCCAGGCGCCGTACTGACTCCACAGGAGAAACAAACGCTGGCCCGGGGAGATCAGAACTACAAGAACGAACTCGGCCTTGCTTCGGCGCGAGCGCAAGCCACAGGTGGTATCCAGAATCAATTCCAACAGCAGCGGAGCAATGCCGAAGACGCCCGGAGGCAGACCGAGCAGACGGCGAAGGACCTGGGAACGAAGGGGATGTCCGCCGCGCAAAACAGAATCCTCGCGGCGCAAGCGAAGCTGAAGCTGTTCAAAAATCCTGATGGCACCATGAAGGACGCCGACTTCTCAACTGGAAAACCTATCCACCGTTCGGATGTCGAGACCGAGCTGGGTGCCGCGAATAATGATTGGGAGACGGCTCGCAAACAACTGAATCAACTTAACGCACCCTTCGACAAATATACCCCGGGCCGGAATATGCCGCAGGAGGGCCAGACGGTTCCGAAGTCTACGTACCAAAAGGCAAACCCTGGTGTCCCGCTCTCGATGGACGATGGCTGGACACAACACTCAAGCGGGTTCCTGGTTCGAGACGTAACACCACAGACGAGTTAATCCTTGCCGGTCTTAGAGTTAAAACACCCCGTTACCGGGCAGGTCAAGCAGGTCAAATGGGAAGACGGGCAAGCCGCACCATCACCTGAAGACTTTTCCTCGCTGTTCGACGAACCCACGCCGGACCCAAACTTCTCTGTCGCGCCGCAAACCCCTCCGCTGATCGCACGGCCACCGAAGCCAACTATATCTCGTGGGCTTCCCAATCTCGCTGTCCCGGAAGATCAGGCCGTGACATCGACCGCTCCACGTCCGTCCGATGAGGACATCGCGAACTTCCTCAAGGAATCTCGGTCAAACCCCGAGGCGATGAAGGAGTTCTACAAACAGTCCGCAGGCATCCCTGTTCCTCCGACCATCGACCCCGACCTTGAGGCCGAGCGGCAGGCCGTTTCCCAGGTTCCCGATGCGCTCCTGTCTCCGCTTGCCGGGGCAGAGAACGCGATGAAGAATATCCCTACCGCGCTTCAGGGAGGGGCCGAGAAGATCGGCAAAGGGGCAATGCAACTACTTGCTCCGTACTATCCGGCACTCTCCGCGTCCTCTGGTGTAGATGAGCAGGGTAATCCAACCATTCAACCCAAACCCCTCACTGGCCTTCTCAATATCGGGGCTGGACTGGCGGAAGGTGTTGGCGGAGCCGCGATGGGATTGACCCCCGTGGGCTGGGGAATCTCCGCCGCGCAGCAGGTTGCCGGACTTGACCCCGACATCCAGAAGTTTACACAGGGCCTTATGGCCCCAGCAGAGAAGTTCCAGCTCGCACAGAAGCTCGGGCTGAATCCAGAGAACGCCAGAAATCTCAACGACATTGGCGACACGATCTGGCAGGTCCTGGCGATGAGGAAGCTCGGCGCCTTCGAGGGCAGCGAGGGTCTTCCTGACCGCTCCACATTGGACAATTCGCCAGTTGAACCGTCGCTGGTTGACAGATTCAAGACGATGGTGAAGTCTGGTGACCCCGAGTATTGGGCGAAGAAGGCGCTCACGGGAGATCAGCCTGTGCAGCCCCTCAACGGTCCAGACTTTTCGGAGGCGGGGCAGGGACAGCTTGCCAGTAGCGTAATACCCGCAGACCCCTTTGACATGATGAAAAAGGTGAAGGACCTGAAGAAGATGATCCCTTATCTCCAGGACCCGAACGATCCCAAAGAGGTTGGCAAACTTTTCGACACAACCATCCGTGACGATGGACCAGTCGAGGGGCTGGGGCGACAGTATACGATTGACGATCCTACTACACCGGCACACAAGGCGACATTCTACGTTGACCCCAACAGGGGACAGACCCTTGCGGATCGCGTGATTGAGAAAAACGAGGTCTTTGCCTCTGGTGCATACGAGAAACTTCTGAAGACCGCGCCCGAGCCCACGGCTCCCCCTCCGACGATGCCAGCTCGCGCTGAAGACTACTATGCGGCACAGGCGCTGGAGGCTGGCAAGACCGTGAACCCTCCCGAGGTTCATCAGCAGTTCCATGACGCCATCATGCAGTACGGGATGGACCAGCTTGACAAGACGCCATCCTTCACTGGAGCGGTAGAGCCGACTGCCCTGCGTTCGGATATTACTCCGGGCCTTTCGATTGACAAGCTGAACGAGACGATCAAACGGATGATGGCGGGGAACCATGAGATTCCCTTCTACTACGATGACCAGGCGGATAATACTCGCGTAGGACTGGCAGGCCAGTCACACGGGGAGGCGTTTGGGAAGAAGGGGTCAACGGCGAAGATTGCAGGGAGGATCAATACAGACGGTACCCTTGTTGCGATATGGGGTGACAAGGGGGACATGGATCAGCAGAAACTCACAAACGGACTGTTCTCCCTTTTGCAGCAGGGACGGGTGAAACAAAACGCGAGAGTCTACTGGCCGGACGGTACCAATATGTCGATTAGGGATGCGATCTCCGGGGAGGGCCAGAAGTTGTTTGTGTCCGCCGTTCCCGGTGTAAGCGCCCCCATGATCGAGAAGACCGTCAAGCTGGCGAAGAACCTCCTCTATAATACGGGCGGCTTCACGGTCAATCCCCGGACGGGCGAGAAGGCTGACTTCGAGCCGGACAGTTACGCGGTCTCGCAGTTCGGAGAACGGCAGAAGATATTCGACAGAACCCCCACCCAGGAGGACATTGACGGGTTTATCCGTGACAACGGGGACCTTCTGAAGATGGCCGATCACCACCTGGGCGGCTGGTACAACAAGGAAAACGGGAAGACCTATCTCGATGTGGTGAATGTGTTGCCTCGCGAGGAGGCTGTCGCGCTTGGGAAGCGCGAGAATCAGGTCGCCGTTGGCCGCACGAGCAAAGAAGGAAAGTACCAGGAGATCGCGACCGGAGGTACGGGGGAATTTCCCGAAGGGTACCAGCACCCCGTTCCAGCGGGGGATCGTCTGGCGAAGTTCCGTGAGGAGAACGCTACGCCAGAGGAGAAGGCCACGCTCGAAGCGCAGCGACAACGCAGGATCAACGAGCCTGCGTTCGCACAGGAATACGGCGAGCAGTCCAATCAAATCGAAACCGGGAAGCGCATCATCGAGCACCAGAAGTCTCTCGGCTATGAGCCGGTTCCAACGGAAGACTACAAGGGCGCCGTGAAGCGTCTGGTCGAGACAACCGACCCGCAGATCAAGACATTCCTGGATGCGTGGCAGAAACACACCGAGGCTACCGGAGAAGCGAGACCGATCTGGTACGAGGGAATGAAACAGGCCCAGCCAATTCTCGCGAAGCACTATCCCGAATTGGCCGACAAAGAAAACTACGACCTCTTCACCCACATCACGTCGATCTACGGGAACGGGGCTGATCCAGCCACAGAGATGTTGAATGGAATCGCGGCGTGGGAACGGTACCAGAAGGAGGGAGAGATTCGTGGAGGCCGCGTCGGAGACGAATACTACGGCAGCGTTCGAGACAAGCTGATCGGGAATCAACTGAAGTCCCTCAATAACCTCGTCAGGGGCGAGGGTGTGGAGGGTGCGAACGCATGGTTGCGTGGGGATCACTCTGGCGCCGACATCATCGCCATGCGGAACAAGATTGGGTTGGCGGACAGGGATGCGGCCACCGGCATTTCTCCGAAGGAGACGTACAAGGGCGCCATGATCTTTGGACCGAAGCTGGGACCCTACGATCTTAACAAGTTGGGTGTCCACGACCTCGTGACGAACGATAAATGGATGGGGATTTGGGGACAGCTTTCGCGTGGAATACTGAGAATCAGGCGCGTCTACGATAACCCGCAGCAGCCGATGGGCGAGGAAGCTCTTACGGACGCCAACGGGAGGCGGTACCAGGAACAGCTCGGTGCTGCAACTCCAAAAGAGATGCAGATTCAGACTGACGCGGTCAAGGAACTCGCGGCACACTACAAACTTTCTCCAGACGATATGCAGGCGGTGATCTGGAATCATGTGGTACGTCCGGCATTTGAAAAGGCTGGGCAGACAATGAAGGGAGCGATTGGAAATCATGGCGACTTTGCAAAACGCTGGAATGAAACTGGGTGGTTCGACCGTCGCCTCGCTGGAGAAGAGGGTGGGAGAATTGAAGACGCAGGGAAAATTGCCCGAGAGAGAGGACTTTCTGAGGCGGCTACGAGTGGTCCTGAATCCCTCCGTCCCAAAGGTGAGGCCGCAGAGCCAGAGGGCGGCGACCTCTCTTTCGACTTTGGCCTCAAGCCCAGCGACCAACGCATAATCGACAAGATGGGGCCAGAAGGGTCGGCAAGGATGTCGATTGTTCCGGGTCTTCCTGACCCCACACTTGAAGGCGAGGGAAAGGCAAAAGACCTCGTCGGTAAGTACGCGGGTTCGATCAACGTCAACCAGATGAACGTGGACGAGGATGCGAAGAAGAGGCTCCACGCCTACTATCAGGCGATGAAACCCCAGCTCGAACAGCTCCTCGGGAAGACACTGAGCGACG